GCTGCTGCTTCTTTCTTAACAAGCTTTCTTACGTGCTCATCATAATTGAAAGTTAACAATCTACCTGCAGTAGAACCAACTGCTTCAAGTGGTAAACCTGCTTTAGATAAACGTGGCAAATGCAAATCTACATTTACATAACCATCATTGTTTTCCCACTCACGACCACCAATGCAAGCATTAATGAACTCAGTGTTTCTAAAGATTTGTTTACATGCATTTGCAAATTGCTCAAGAGAATTAGCTTCAATCATATCTACTTCATCTCTTTTACCGGTAACATCTGCTAAGAAAGCAATTGCTTTTACCATCTCATCTGCAGCTACAATCTTTCTACCTGTAGGAAGAGTTGTATCTTTGTAAGGATAAGGAGACATTCTAACACGTCCAACCTGACCTTTATAACGTGGTCCATTCTGATTGTCTGCATCTACCAAGAAACCTTGGAACTCTCCACCAACTGGCTCTGTTTCTACATTCAATGTAATGTTGAATGCTTGTGGATCATAAGGGGTAGGATCAAAGCTCAAACTGTTGATTTTTACTTTGTGATTACCTGGTCCAATTACTGGACTTACTCTGTTTGCTGATACGTTTTTTGTACTAAACATGTGATTTGATTTTTAAAATTTAAAGTTATTATTCATTTTCATACTTCTGGATACATTCTTTAACAAGTTGAAGATCATTTGCAATGAACTCCTCCTCAAACATACCCATTGGGGATTTACAGGTATTCTCACCATCTGTTTGGGTTGCAAACACATAGTTAAGCTTACCATCATCTTCTTTAATTACTCTACCAAATAAAACAATTGAGAACAAACCTTCTAATGTAAGAGAGTTATCAATCATTTTACCTACAGTTTTAGCTTTGATTCTACGTTTACCGTTGATATCAGTGCTATCTTCTGAATGTGTTAAGAAAAACACATAGAGATCATCTCTGAGATCTTTTGGTGCCTTAGCAACTGCTGCAAGATTTGCTGCAATAGAAGTAAATTTATCATAACCCTTCTCAGTTGCTTTGTCAAAATACTCAAAGCTTGACATATATTGCCAATCATCAATAACTAAGTTCTTGATATGTGGCATTTTCTCACTAACATGTAACATTGCTTTTAATACACCCGGACCAGAGGAAACACTTAATAGATTTCCTTTAGGATTTTCTTTATCCAAAGCTGTGTATTTGCTTTTCCAACCTTTGAAAGGTAAAGGTTTGTTAGCAATATTAATGATTACCGTTTCACTAGGATTTAAATTCCTAATGGATGTTGATTTACCTGAGCCTGACTCAGCAATTACTAAAACACTTTGTGCCATATTTACTTGATTTATTTTTTCTTATCTAATTTACTTTCAATTCTTTCTAATGCATTAGCAATTCTGTCCAAAGCATCAACTACACCTCTGTAAGAAAACTTTTCATCCGGATCAGGCAACTCTTGAAGATTCAAGATTTCCTTTACTTCAGATGCATGTCTGTTAGAAGCATCATTAATAACTTTCAATTCTGCTACAGGAATAAGATATCTTTCAAAGCCTGCATTAGAAGTAGTAAGTTCATACTCTTCTTTCCAATATGGATTATGTTTTAGAAGATACAACGTCCTTTTAGGATCTTCAGAATCATAATCAATACTTACAAACTCTGTATAAATATCTTGACCTTTTTGTAGTTCACTAGGAAAAAAGCTAATATATAAATCATCTTTTCCCGGGGGTCTATAGGCCATCTTTGGTATAAACAAAGCATCTGGCATTCCTGAAGCATCAAAATAATCTTGATGCTCCAATTTCAATAAGCTGACTTTTGATTTTCTTTCTTCTGGAGTCATTTGTTTTTCTTGATTTTTTGTACTGATCATCGTGTTTGTATTGGGGGAGTTTCCATTTCAATAATTTCCATTTGTGCAAATAAGCCTTTAAAAAAGCTCATTCTTGTATCACCATTACGTGCTTTTAAAAAATGTAGAACTAAAGTTGCATCATCTTCAATTACATATCTGTCTGGACCATAATATCTAATCTTTTGTTTAGCCGGTCTGTTAATACCAATCAAAGTATCTGCATGTTGTAACATAGCATCTGAACCAAATATATCTGATTCCAAAATGTAGTTACCATACTTCCCATCTACAGCTCTATCAGGGTTATCAATATTCCTATTAAGTTGTGAAAGTACAATAAATAGAACAGGATAGTCCCTTTTAGTTTGTGTAAAAAATTCACCCAATTCAAATAACATATCTAAACTATTATTCTGATAAGGTGCTCTCTTTACTAACATTGTGTGGTCAAGAGTTATAATAGTCTTCTGTCCTTTATGAGCATCCATATACATATCAATTTGCTCACGCATTTGATTGACAGTCATTGGTGTACTAATAATATCAACAGGATATTTAACTCTTCCTTTTGCA